TCAGGTTTTGTGGCACAAGAAATTGACGAAGTAGTACAAGATTGGGAAGCAGAAGAAATATTGCCATCATTAGTAAACAAAAATAATCCTGATGCTTGGGAAGTTGGTAGCGCAGCACTTATACCTGTGTTAGTCAAAGCTATACAAGAACTCAAGGAAGAGCTTGACGCTTGCAAGGCAGGAAAATAATTTTAATTAAATGGAAATAAGAAAAATTTCTATCGGTCCTGATTACAAATCAGGAGGTATGCACTATTTAGTAGGACAATCCGTTCTTAATGGCAGACACACTATTCACTTAATTAAATATAGTATTGAGCAAGATGCTTATCAAATCTATATAGAAGATAGCGATGAGAAAGAAATTTTATTATGGAAACAGTTCAATGGCACAATGCCTATATCTTTAGAATTTAATATACACTTTTAATCAAATGAAACAAAATGAAGTCACCAAATCAATTTATAGTTATTCCTAAAAATGACAGAAGGTATGACAATATAAAAGATATTGATGGGACTCAAGTCATATTAGATGTTTCAGAAGAATCATATTCTTTCTCAAATCGTGAAGCTGTTGTTTTATCTACACCAATTAATTACAAAGGACCTATTGAAGAAGGTGACAGCATTTTAGTTCACCATAATGTTTTTAAATTTTTTAATGACATGCACGGAAGAAGACAAAGTGGTAAAAGTTTTTTTCGTGACAATCAGTTTTTTGTAGACGAGAATCAATATTATATGTACAAAAAAGTACATCAATGGATAGCCATCGAACCTTTTTGTTTTGTATCACCTCTTCCCAAAATAGACACCTATATATATAAGAATATAACTAACGAACCTTTGATGGGTGTAATGGAGTATACTTGTCCTTCAATCGATAAACATGGAATTAAAAAAGGTGATGTGGTTACTTTCATGCCGGATTCAGAATATGAGTTTAGATTAGATGATAGAATACTATATCGAATTCGTTCTAAAAATATAATAGCATATGAATCTAAAAGAGACTAAATTAAAAATTATACAAGCAGGATATAGAGCAGTAGAGCAACTAGTCAAAGTAGCTAAAGAAGATATTATTAAATTAGATACTGATGATGACTTGGCTGCTGATAGATTAAAGAATGCTGCAGCAACTAAAAAGCTAGCTATCTTTGATGCTTTTGAAATTCTTACAAGAATAGAAGCAGAAAAAGAGGCAATAGAAATGGGTGAGGGTAAACCAAGAACTAAACAAGGTTTCGCTGAAAGTCGTTCTAAATGATAAAAGAAATAAAAAATTATATACCACAAAATGTTGTCTCTAATAAGAATAGAGCAAGAAGTTGGTTGTATGGTTATAATAAAAAATATGATTTAATTATTATATCTAAAAGTGGACAACTAGGAAAGATAGTAGAAATTTCTAATTTAAAAATAGGTTTACCTAAAGCTCCCAAAGAAGTTTACAAAAGACATGAAAGCAAGTTAAAGCAGTATTGGGAAAGACAAGAGCTGCCTAAAAACTTGTCTAGAATTAAATCTATATTTCAATGGAATGAAATGCCTAACTCATTCAAAGATAAATATGTTGATTACATAGAGCAAGAGTTTGATTATAGAGAACAAGGTTATTGGTTTATGAGCCGTGGAGTTCCAACTTATATAACCGGTTCTCATTATATGTATTTGCAATGGACCAAAATAGATGTTGGTTATCCTGACTTTAGAGAAGCTAACAGAGCTTTTTTTATTTTTTGGGAAGCTTGTAAAGCTGACTCAAGAAGTTACGGAATGATATATTTAAAAATTAGACGTTCAGGATTTTCATTCATGGGCTCTTCTGAATGTGTGAATACAGCAACATTAGCTAAAGATTCTAGAATAGGTATACTCTCAAAGACAGGAGCCGATGCTAAAAAAATGTTTACAGATAAAGTTGTTCCAATCTCTAACCGACTGCCGTTCTTTTTCAAACCTATTCAAGACGGAATGGACAAACCTAAATCTGAATTAGCGTATAGAGTTCCGGCATCTAAGATTACAAAAAAGAATATGCATGAAGTTTTTGAAGATGACATGCAAGGATTAGATACCACTATTGATTGGAAAAACACAGACGATAACTCTTATGATGGAGAAAAGCTTTTATTATTAGTTCATGATGAAAGTGGTAAATGGGTGAAGCCAAATAATATATTAAACAATTGGAATGTAACTAAAACTTGCTTAAGACTAGGTAGCAAAATTATAGGGAAATGTATGATGGGTAGTACATCAAACGCATTGGAGAAGGGTGGGAATAATTTTAAAAAACTTTATGACGATTCATCTGCCTTACAAAGAAATGCTAATGGACAAACTAAAAGTGGATTGTATAGTTTGTTTATTCCAATGGAGTGGAACATGGAAGGTTTTATAGATAGATATGGAATGCCTGTGTTGGAGGTGCCTAAGGTAGAACAAGAAGGAGTGGATGGACAGCCAATCTATACAAGCTCAATTGAGTATTGGAAAGGAGAAGTAGAATCTTTGAAGTCAGACCCTGACAACTTAAATGAATTTTACAGGCAGTTTCCAAGAACAACTTCTCACGCTTTTAGAGATGAAAGTGTTTCTTCTATTTTTAATTTAAGCAAACTATATCAACAAATAGATTACAATGACTCAATGATTACAGAGCATCATATAACTCGTGGAAAATTTATTTGGAAAGATGGAGTTAAAGATTCTAAAGTAGTATGGGTGCCGGACAAAAAAGGTAGGTTTAATATATCATGGTTGCCGTCAGCCAATATACAAAACCATGCTCATGAAAGAAACGGATTAAAGATTCCCGGCAACGAACATCTTGGAGCTTTTGGTTGTGACTCCTATGATATAAGTGGAGTAGTTGGAGGAGGAGGTTCTAATGGAGCCTTGCATGGTCTGACAAAGTTTAACATGGATGACGCACCAAGCAATGAGTTTTTTTTAGAGTATATTGCAAGACCACAAACTGCCGAAATGTTTTTTGAAGATGTATTGATGGCTTGTGTTTTTTATGGCATGCCAATCTTAGTAGAGAATAATAAACCAAGGTTGTTGTATCATTTTAAAAATAGAGGATATAGAAAGTATTGTATGAATAGACCTGACAAGCATTTTAATAAATTATCAAAAACAGAAAGGGAGCTAGGTGGTATTCCTAACACAAGCGAAGAAGTAAAACAAGCACATGCTGCAGCTATAGAATCTTACATTGAAAAATATATCGGAATTGATTTTGAAGGAATATTTAGACCTGATGAAGACATGGGTTCTATGCCTTTTAACAGAACATTATTAGATTGGGCAAAGTTTGATATAAACAACAGAACCAAGTATGATGCTAGTATTAGCTCAGGTTTAGCTATAATGGCTTGTCAGAAGCACTTATATGTGGCTGAAAGAAAAAATTCAAAAATAAAACTTAACTTTGCAAGGTATACTAATACAGGCATACAAAGCGAAATAATTAGATGAAAGATGTACAAGTAAACATAACCGAAGCAGCTTTCCCAAGTCAATTTGTATCTGACGCAGAAAAAGAAACTCAGGAGTATGGCTTACAGATAGGACAAGCTATACAGTATGAATGGTTCCGTAGGGACGGAGTTAGTTGTAGATTCTATGACCAATTCCGACAATTCCATAGGCTTCGCTTATACGCAAGAGGAGAGCAATCTGTAGCAAAATATAAGAATGAACTCGCTATCGATGGAGATTTAAGTTATCTAAATTTAGATTGGACACCGGTACCTATCATTCCTAAGTTTGTAGATATAGTTGTTAACGGAATGTCTGACCGATTATTTAAGGTAAAGGCATATGCACAAGATGCTATGTCACAATCAAAGAGGAGCAAGTATCAGGATATGGTAGAAGCTCAGATGGTATCAAAAGATTTTCTACTAAACTTACAGCAGAATACAGGGTTTGACCCATTCATGGTTTCACCTGAACAATTACCTCAATCGGATGAGGAGCTTTCATTATATATGGAGCTTAACTATAAACCTGCAATTGAGATAGCTGAAGAAGAAGCTATCAATACTATCTTCGAGGAAAACCATTACATTGATTTAAGAAAAAGATTAGATTATGATTTAACTGTTTTAGGTATTGCAGTAAGCAAACATCAATTCCTTCCGGGGTCAGGAGTAGAAGTAAGTTATGTTGACCCTGCTAATATTGTATACAGCTATACTGAAGACCCACATTTTAAAGATTGTTTCTATTGGGGAGAAGTAAAAACACTTCCTATTGTAGAGCTAATAAAAATTGACCCTTCACTAACGAATGAGGATTTAGATACTATAAGTAAGTATAGTCAAAATTGGTATGATTATTATAATGTAGCACAATATTATGAGAATGACATGTTCTACAAAGACACATGTACATTACTTTATTTTAACTACAAGACAACTAAAAAAATAGTATACAAGAAAAAAATATTAGCTACAGGTGGTAATAAGGTTATTGAGAAAGATGACCAATTTAATCCACCCGTAGAAGTAATGGAAGAAGCTAACTTTGAAAAGATAGAGAAAACTATTGACGTATGGTATGACGGAATAATGGTTATGGGTACCAACATTTTATTGAAGTGGCAGATGGCTGAGAACATGGTTAGACCTAAGTCTTCATCACAGCATGCTCTACCTAATTATGTAGCAGTTGCACCTAGAATGTATAAAGGTGTTGTTGAATCTTTAGTTAGAAGAATGATTCCATTTGCTGATTTAATTCAAGTGACTCATTTAAAACTTCAACAAGTAATTGCACGAACAGTTCCTGATGGAGTATTTATTGATGCAGATGGATTGAATGAAGTTGATTTAGGAACAGGTCAAGCATATAATCCTGAGGACGCATTAAGAATGTTTTTCCAAACAGGTTCGGTTATTGGAAGAAGCTACACTCAAGATGGTGACTTTAATCAAGCTAGAGTTCCAATTAAAGAAATAGCTTCTAGTTCAGGAGCGTCAAAAGCTCAAATGCTGATTGCTAATTACAACCATTATCTTCAAATGTTAAGAGATGTTACAGGATTGAATGAAGCAAGAGATGCAAGTGTACCTGACCCTAACTCTTTAGTTGGTCTACAAAAACTTGCAGCCTTAAATTCTAATGTAGCCACTCGTCATATATTAGATGGTGCGTTATATATATATAGAAGTTTATCTGAAGCTCTGACTTATAGAGTAGCTGACATTTTAGAGTATGCAGATTTTAAAGATGATTTCATAAATAAAATCGGTAAATACAATGTGAGTATCTTAAATGATATTTCTGACCTATATATATATGACTTTGGAATCTTTATTGAGGTAGCACCGGATGAAGAGCAAAGACAACAGTTAGAGCAAAACATTCAAATGGCTTTATCTAAGCAGGATATAAATTTAGAAGATGCAATTGATATTAGAGAGCTTAAAAATTTAAAACTTGCAAATCAATTACTCAAGCTAAAGCGTAAGCAAAAACAAGAAGAAGAGCAAAAGATGAAGATGCAACAGCAACAAGCTCAAGCTCAAGCTCAAATGCAATCACAACAGATGGCTGCACAAATGGCAATGCAAAAATCACAACAAGAGATACAAGGCAAGATGCAATTAAAGCAGGCAGAGATAGCATTTGAAATAGAGAAGATGAATAGCGAAGCACAACTTAAGAGTCAGTTAATGGCTGAAGAGTTTAAATATAACCAACAGCTTCGTGGTATGTCCGAACAAGCGTTGGCTTTTAGAGAAGGAGCAAGAGAAGAAGCTAAGTCTAAAAGAATAAGCCAACAAAATAC